TTTCGGTTTTCTGTTCCCTTCCTCCTCTAGCACGTAACGTAGCGCAACTCGTCTGATCCATATCAGAAATCGGAATTAACCGAGACACTGGAAACCGTGGGTTGTGAACACCACTCCATACAGAGTATAGTTAGATAGCTATTTCTGCACGTATTCTTTGGCCCCTCTTATACTCAAGGGAAGTATTCTTCAGAACATGGTACGTAATTACTGGGTGATACAATCCAGGATCGTTGCCCGAGGTCGGTGACGAAACCGTTATTATGGGTAACCTTAAGTAACATTACATTAAACCACCGTGCTATCAAGCAAAGTAATTATAAAATCAGCAATAGGGCCAGATAGGTAAGTTCCTGACGTGTTAAGAGTCACACTGGCAGGGTTTCCTGTAATGCCATTAAATTGGACGGTAGCCGTCAATGAAATGGCTGAGGAAGACGCTCCAGGATTTGGGGAAACTTGGGCCGATGATGTATCATTTATAAGCAAACTAATAGGATTTGTATTAGCACCATAACCCAAACCAGGAACAACGGACGCAGAAACACCACCTGTCCACAACATGGTAATCAAATACTTTTGACCAGCGATACCTGGCCATGTCATGGATGTGGTGGTAAATGTTGCGGAAATAGGACCAGAAGTTGATAGAGTGCTTGTTCCAAAAGGTGAGGCACTAGCGGCTCCTGCTCTAGATGACTTACTACTAAGCGCAGTAACAGTCCCGTTATTTTGCGTTGGTTTGAAAAATTCAACACAATACGAAACCCACAATTCACCAAGATCTTGTGTAGGATTACCAACAGTTGCAAACTGAAAATTACCTTGATCATACAACCGCAAGTCTTGTCCTGTAGGGACAGGGCCATTGCGTATGTAAGCTTGAGGTAAAACAGTTTGTTGCGGAGCACACTCCACACCATGTATCAAGTTCATTGTAGGTTTACTTGAAACTGTGTACTCTGCATTCTCCATCTGTTGTTTAGTGGTATACACTGTCGCATCAGCGTTATAATTGGTGGCCATAACGATAGCTCCAGGTGCACCACTAGTCACAAAGTCAGTGATAAGGCTTCTAAACTCGAACACCAAACCATGGAATTTGTATTCTTGATAGTTGGTGGCAATACCTGACAACCATGGAAAAGTGGTAGAAATTCCGGGGTTTAGAGGATAAACAATGTTATTAAACAGAGAAGTACCTTGAATATCTCCAAGGTACTCACGATGGCAAACAATGTTCGATTGTCGAGTTGTGTTAAATTTAGGTATTTGGCTTCCGTTAGTGAGAACATTATAACTTGGTGTATCACCAACCATAGTGTAATCACCACTACCGAAAATGCTACCAATTCCAGAGCCGAGCCAACGACCAACTCCTCCGAGATGAGGCATGTTAAACATGCGTCCGACGGATTTGCCGACAATTGACCCGACATCTGAAAAGGGTGTAGGCTTACTTTGCTTTACAGGCATTGGCTGCTTAGCCTGCTTAGCTTTATTTTGTTTGTTTTGTTTCTTCTTTGTCATTAGTATTGGATACCTCAATGAGGGGAGGGACTATTCATCATGATACAACCTGAAGCAGTCAGGAGGAGCCGTGTAGTCTCTTGGCATTCTGTATAGCGCAAACAATTATGCTTTGGTCTATTACGTATCACAACCCAATAAGATGATGTCTCACTGCGTTTCTTCAACATGTTGTGGGGGTCACCACCAATTACTCACTAATCCCATGTCTAGCTCGTTTTAGAGCGGGTGCGCAACCCGATATGCACAGCGCGTCCAGTGGTGCAGCAACCACTGGACTTCAGATGCATAAACTGCTCTCGTCCATCGACTATCTAAAGCCAAGCCAATCAACATACAACTTGCTGATTGTTGTCTCGTACTCACTTGTATTTATGAGGAGACTTCCATAAATACCTTCAAAAGCTACCTGGAGATCGGGGGTAATTCCAGTAGCTATCCAGAATGAATACCTAGTTCGGGGATCTATGATAGTGTGATGCCTATTCATTCCCTTTGACATACGCTGCATCCCTGTTTCCTGGGATGGATCGCGAACTAGGGGTTTAACTCCAAGTGAAGATCTGATCATGCATTGATAGAATTCTTGCCAAATGGGTATACCACCAGTTAAGGTGGTACCTCCCATACCGCAAGCTGCCAACCAGCGTTTGGCCACTTTTGGATTGTCCAATGGTTTGATAGACACACAATCTTTAGCCAAAGCTTTGTGTATATTTCTGACCATCAGATAACCATCAGGCGTCCAAATGGGATTACATTGACAGAATTCTATTTGTTCGATTTGGAACACAGGCTTTTCAACTGTGAGTTGAAAACCATACCCTAAGAAATGCTGCTCTATATCATGAAATTTGGGTAGATCACTTATATCCAAAATGATAACAGCGTCATCCCCATCATCCACAACCTCCACCCTAATATGTCGCGATTCACAATATTCAAGAATCATTAAGGACATAAGAAGGCAATTTCCTAGTGCTGTGTTGAAATCTCCCGACATCCTGCCACCGTACTTAGTGAAATTCAAAAAACCATCTTCACATCGGGCCTTACCCTTGTTGATCAACTGCCATTTCAACAGCTTCTGGAACATAGGATCCTTAGGATAGAATAGTTTATAAATTGAATGTTCAAATTTAAGTGCTTGTATGCTTACATGCTGGTCAAACCGACTAGCATCAACACCAATGGCGACAGGATTCAAGAATTTATCCCATTTTTGCTTGATCAACTTACCACGTTGAAACGCATTCATACCTTTGCAGATAGTTTTGTTTCCGAAGAGTGAGTCGATGTGCTTGTACAATTTCTTCTCAATCCGTTTGAT